GCGTGGCGTTGGCCACTCCTTGGGCTATGCTGAGGATTGGGTCCATAATGGAAAAGCCAGCGAGGTGTGAATCCCGCTGGCGATGCATTGCCGTTCTGGCGGGATGTTACTCGGCCTTCTTCTCGGCGTCCTTGGCCCAGATAAGGCCGATGCCAACGGTCACTTGAGCGATGGTGGCGGTCAGATCGACGTTGGTGCTAGGATCGCCATCGAACACGGATTTGAGAGCACTTCCAATAGCAACGAGAATGACGCCAACGCCAGCGAGTGTAGTTTTGATGTTTTTCATTTTTTCAGGGCTTTGTAAAGTGCAACGCAGGCGGCGGCAAGGCCAACCAAGGCGGAGAGGAATCGAATCCCGTCCGTGAGCTGGGGGAGCATCGACGCTGCGGTCGCAGTCGCCGCGGTTCCGAGCGAAAGGGCTAGGCCGTTCGTTCCGCCTTGGTTGGAAGCGTCCATGTTACTCGGGCTTGTGCTGCTGCTGTGCGTTCACTTGGGCTTCAATGCTTTCGTACAAAGGAAGCCCAACCTTCATATTCATAACGTCTCCAGCCTTCATCCCGATCACGAGAAGCTGGGTGAGCTGTTGCAACTGTTGCAGTGTGAGTTCAATTTTAATCATGCCGCCGGAGCATCGACGACAGTTTCGACGGGTGCAACCAAAACCGGCGGCACCGGCACCCACGGCAGCGGAGGAGCGATGACCGGCGGGTTGATCTGGTTCTCGATCTGCGCGGTGACGTTCGCTTCAATGGAAGTCTTATCGACGCCATTGGCGTAGCACCAGTCCAGCACCTGCTGCTCGGTCAGATCCTCGTAAGGAGTGAACGATCCGGTCGGAGGCGCGAACGACGCGCTGCCGTAGCAAGTGCCGCTGTAGGTTTCGTCGGTGCCGTTGCATCGCCAATCGGCGGTAATCACGACATCGGTGAGGGAGCCTTCAGTAGGTTTGACGAGAAGGCGTTCGATGATCCAGAGGATGGTCATAAATTAGCGGGCTTCGAGGGTTTGGACGCGGGCGGTGAGTTCTTGTATGGCTTTCAAGAGCATCGGAATCAGGATGCTAGTCTTCACGCTACGAATACCTTCGGCTCCGTCGTATTCCTTATCAGATTGATCGACTAGATTCGGGAACACCAGTTCGACTTCCTGAGCGATAAAACCGAGTTTGGTTGCAACAGCGGAAGACTCTTCTTTGAGCGAATACTTCACCACGCGCAACTTGAGCAAGTCGGCCAGATAGTTGCGAGCATCGGAGATGTTCTCCTTCAATCGCAGATCGGAGATGGTGCCGTAAGTTCCAGTGGTATTGTTGAGCGCACCAGCGGACGTAAGCTGCATCCGATACGCAGAATTCGGATAGGTATTGTTTGCTGAGCTTACAGTGAAATCAAGATTGCCAGCAGCACTTCCATTTGCGGCAAGCTGCCAGTTTCGATTTGAAGCACTTCCGGTGTTATTAGGAACAATGTTAAAACCGTTTAAGCTGTTAACAAAATTAGAACCAACACCGACATATGCTGTCGTACCAACGTGCAAATTCCCAGTCGTATCGAGGGTCATTGCTTGGGTGAAGGTGAAGGCGTTGCCTGCCGTTCCTGTTCCAATGCTCCATGTATGGCATCCGACAGTGCTTACGTTAAAGTCGTACTTTCCAGTTCCACCTGTGACAACACAGATGTTTTGAGAGCTACTATTGAAAAACGAGTTGAAGAAAAGCTCGCCAGATCCGCTGGTGCCAGTCAACGCAATGGCACCGCTGTTAGTGCCACCGATTTGTAGAACGCGCCGGTTTGTTGCCCAAGGGCTAGAAATCGACATTCCTAAGGCCAGCCCCGTGGAGTTCAGGGTCATGGCGGTGGAGCCGCCGACGGACCAAGTGGAGATGCCGGTGCTGTCGATCAGGTAACGCTCAGATCCATTGGTCGTAAAACCAAGTGCGTAGTTCTTACCGGAACCAAATGCGGAGTTGTAAGCCGTGATTGCGGCAGTTGCGCTTGTGGCCTGATCGGCAAACAGGATCTGATTGATATTGCCGGTTGTTGATCCTCCAGTAGAAAGCCGAAAAATATTGTCCGCAAAATTGGTCTGAACGAATCGACCGGTTCCAACTACATCCAAAGGATATGTCGGAGACGCATTAACAATACCCACCCGATCATTCGTCGAATCAACCTTCAACACGTTTGTGTTCACCGTCAGATCGCCGGTGATGGTGGCGGAGGCGAGGGTGGCGGTGCCGCCGGCTCCCAGGATCTGGTTGCTGGTGATCTTCTTCGTGGTGCCCGATGCAGCCATCGTCGTGTCACTGACATCGACAATGGGAAGGACATCCACCGCGGGATCGACGGTCGTGATCGCCGTCAGTGCTGTGATCTTTGTATCTGCCATAAACTGTTAGTTAGCTTGAATGATGAGTTTGCCACTGTCCTCTTGGAGTAGGAAATCCCCATTCTCCAAGTCTAAAGAGTCAAAAGTCCCAAACGTGATGACGATCTTGTCACCATCCTCCAGCAGAACGAAGAAGTCGTCCTCCTGAAGCAGATCCCGGCGCAGGATAGGCAGATCGCCAGGGGTAACATTACCCCCGCCGTTCGATACCAGTCGTGTGCCGAGAGCGAGTGTCACGATTGAATCACGCCATTGAATGCGATCACCTGACCGCTGGAAATCTGGAAGCTCGTGATCGGTCCCGGCAGGGTAATACCAGCAGGGATGGTCGCCGTGGACCAGGATCCGCTGATGTTGCCACCGGTGATCGAGCTAAAGGTGGTAGGGGCGATGGTGGTGATGGCCACAAACGGGCCAGTGGTCAGCGTGGTGGCTGTCACCAGTTGAAAGCCGCCCTGTCCCATCGAATACTCGATGGCCTGATTTGCTACGTCGCTCATATATCCCAGATCTTCCGGATTTGATTCTTGGTGAAAGTGCTCTCGAAGCGGGAACCCTGACGGTCTTCCATCCGGCTGAATCCCTTCTTCACGTTGTCCTTGAGTTCGGTCTCGCGAGCAAAGCCGGTGACCCCGAAGCGGGCCACCGGTTGTCGCATCCACCGCTTCCCATCAAGGACAACAGAGTCGGTACCCATCGGAGCGATATGCTCGATGGACTTGCCATTGTTCTCGAAGGTGTAGATCGGCATATCAGGAACCCATTTCGCTGTCGTACTCCTCAACCATCTCCCGCATACCCTTCTCGTCCATCGGCTCCTTGGAGGCCATGGCCTTCTCGCTCTTGTTCTCGTACTCAGCGGGCATGCCGTTGACGCTGCGGATCTCGATATAGGCTTCGCCGTTTTCGAGCTTCTTGAGGACACCGCGAACATCGTCCAAAACCACTTCATCACCGACCTCGGGCATGGCCTGTTGGCCATCCTCCATGTCAGTGGAAAGGGCTTCGAGCGGAATAGAAATCATGGGTGCATTGTTGTCAGCCTCATCGCATCCGCAAGCGGAATGAGAAGAGGGGGCACCACCTTTACGATGATGCCCCCTCGGGCTAACGGCAATCACCATGATGGTGGCCGTCTTGGGTCGCATATTACAGCGTGGTCGAGGTCTTGGTCCGATGGACGAGGTACCACACCGGGTTACCGGTGGAACCGGTGTTACCAGCGGCCAGACGCAGAGCGGCGAAGTACAGCTTCACACCAACGGTGACGAGCTGGTTCAACGGATCCGACTTGTCGGGGGTGTCGGTGATCACGATGCGCGGGGACAACGGATCATCACCGGTCAGAGCAGGGATACCGAACGACTCGTTACCGAAGAAGAACGAGGCGATGATGTCCTTGCTGACGGCCAGACCGCCACCGGCGGAGGTCGCTTGATAAACGAACTCATCGGCAGCAGTGCCGGAGCCGGTGCTGACGAACGAGTTGGTCTGGGTGACCACGCGGCAACCGTAGATGGAACCAACCTCGCCCTTGTAGAACGGCTGGCCCTTGTTGCCGTAGTTGGAGGCGTTCAACCAGTCAGCATCGCGCATCAGGTCGCGGGTCACACGGGGGTCGGTGGCCAGGACGTAGCCGCCGTTGATCAGCGGGGCGCGGTTGCGCTTCAGGCGGGTCATGGAATCGAGGACAGCCGAAGCGGTCATCGTGGTGTTGGCCGCGGTGGTGTCGCTGTTCAGCGCAGAGAAGCTCTGCGTGGTCAGGGTGGCGGGGTTACCGTACACCTTCACGCCTCCGGAGCTGGCCACAGTGTTCACGGCATCCGAGTTGTCGAACGTACCACCACCCTCGGCGGCGGAACCGATGGAGGAACCGCTGGCGGTGAGGTTGGAGCCGATCAGGGTGTTGCGGATCACCGAGTCAACCCAGAGGGCCATGTCCAGACCGGAGGTCTTGGTGGCCTGCTGGAGCGAGTTGAACAGGTCGGTGGCGCGGAGGATGTCGGTCAAACCGATCACCTGACCGTACTGAGCCAGCGACTTGCTCAGGCTGTTGAGGGCCAGAGCGCGGTAGTTGGAGGAGCTGATAGCCGTACCCTCAGAGCTGATGGTCTGAACACTGCCAATGCTCGGAGGTCCGAAACGGAACATCGAGATGGCCTTGTTACCATTGTTCTTGGGGATCGGGGCCTTCATAGAGAACTGATCGAGGATCGTCTCCTGCTGGACGATCGAGAGCAGCTCCTTGCTGAAGTAGTTCTGGAACTGGTTGGTGAGCGTGGTTGAAGTAGTAACTGGCATATTTGAGTTGTGGTTGTTCTATCAGTTTTCGTCCCGGTCGAACGCCCTCGACGCTTTCAACAGCGCCTCCCTCTGCTCCTTGAGAGACAGCTTCGAGAAATCTTTCTCCTCAGCCTTGAGTTGTCCTGCCGGCACGCTTTTACCAATAGCGGTCTTCTGCTGGAGCTTATTGAGTTGTTCCTTCAGAGCCTTGTTCTCGGCCTCGATCGACTGAGCTTTTCCCGCAGTGTCCTGGAGCTTCATCAATTCCACCGCATGGACAAGTCCATCGGGCATTGATGTCAGCATCGGCACCTTCTGGAGCAGTTCGACAGTACGTTTGTACTCGGGGCTGTTCTGATCCTTCAACCAAGTCTCCTTCTCGGACAACCGGGAAAACGAATCAGACCATGCCTTCGCGAACTTCTCCTGCTGTACCTTCTGCTGTCGCTCCGTAGCAGCTTTTCGGACTCCATCAGCCTTGGCTCGCGCCGCCTTGGCCAACTGAGAATCGCCATCAGCATCGAACTCCTTGGCCGCAGCCTCGTAGTCCTCCGCCGTGTAACCCTTCTCATCTCGGAAGGAACTGGTCTCAGCAGCCTTGGATTGCTCCCGCTGCTTGCCCCACTCCTCCCTTTCCCGCCTCACCGCTTCGCGCTCAGCCTTGAGGGCCTCCTTCTCAGCGTTGATT